AGCAACAATGTCAGCCGTATTGGCTTGGTTGTAACCGCCTGAATAAAGCGTATATCCATCGACTGCCGCACCGATAATATAATCGCCCATAAAAGTACCTAAGCAATTGTCTGCTTCGTAAGTTCCTGAATCAGCAATTACCCTTGTCTTAAATGCACTTGTTCTATTTGTTCCGTTGCTAAATGAAACCGCTTTAAAATTAGCAAATGATGTACTTGCCTCTGTCGCTGGTGTTGGCTCATATTCAGGATTAATATTCTCAATATACTCACGCAAGTAAGGTGTAATGTCGTAGTTCGATGTCGTTTGTGTTGCCGATGGAGCTGCCTTAGTAAATGAATACGTTTCAGATGCTGGCTCTGTTGCACCATTCCAAACGTATAGCTTTAAAGTCGTGTTTGTGCTTCCAGTGATCGTAACAAAATACGGACTTCTTGCGTTAATCGTTATCATAAATCTTTTAAATTATAGTCAATAATTGTTTCAACATCTAAGCCAAATGCTTTTGCTAAATCCGTGTCAATGTATTTCTTGTATCCAGCTTCAAATGGTTTCGTAAAAAATAAACTTGGCTTCATCCCAGTCATATAAATGCTTCGGCTAATCAAGAAAGCAGTTGACTGATAAGAAATAAATCTACCCGTCTTTTTATCTTTAAACTGTATCCCTCTTGCCTTTACCCATTTCTCAATTCCATTTGTTAAACCACCTTTCTTACCGGTGCCACTTCCAAATTTAAATGGCGAATTAGGTGCTTTAGCTGACTTAAATTTACCTTTAACACCTTGATCCTGATACTGCCCATATTCAGCCATCCTAAAGCCAACAATCGCATAGTTGTTCTCTTGGACTATCTCGCCTTTTAAGGAGTTATAAAGTTCCTTAGAAACATTCTTACGGCCTTTACTAAGATTTGAACGTGATTGCTGAATCACATAATCTCTAAATCTTTTTATTACCGCATACGTTTCTCGTAAATCAGCCATTAGCAGATGGTCATATCATTTGGTACTATCAAATCAAAAGTAACCGTCCACCCAGCAACCTTATTCTCAAATCGGTCAGTAAATGGTTCGCATAACGGATCGCCATCAATCTGAACTAAATCAGAATACAAATCCCCTCTGCGTAAGTCCGTAACCATCTTACTCGCAATTGCCAACTGACTATTCAATACATCAAGAAGATTATCATTGCCATCAAACACGTTTACGGATTCAGTCTTTGAAATATCAACGATGTCCATAAACAAAACCGATAAATTAAAGCCTAAGCTATTCTCTTTCGGTGTTGAATTGTTTACAATGATGTGAACGTATGGGTAAATTGTTTGCTTTGCTAAATCGACCTCAAATATATCGCCAGTTGAAACGGTGTTGACAAAACCTCCGTTCTTCAGGTAATCTCTTAATGTACTGACTGCGTAATAAAATCCGGTCATTGTCTTTGTGATTTAATCATTTTCATTTCTAATTCGTTCTTTTGCTTCTCAAATGTTAGGAACGTTAGGCACTGGTTAATTGGTAATTTGGTAATTTCATTAAATCGTCTAACATCTCCCTGAGCAAGTGCATAGATTGAAGAATACCATCCCCACCGTTTTCCAAACTGCGCTTGTTCAGAATATCCATCTGCGGATTCTCCACTAAATAATCCATCGTACTTTTCAATAATTCTTTCCCTAAATGCCAAAAAAAAACCACCGCCCCAAGCGTTACGTTTAAAGGTGCATCTTTCATCAGCTCGCAATACCTTTCACTTGAATCGTATTCCTCAATTAAGTATCGTTCCCCCATTGTCTGCTTAATTGGTCGATAAAGCACCGCCATTGCTCTGTGCATCTCATCCCAATTTGTGATATAATTGTCTAAGTCCATGTATTCACCGCTTGACATATCGTCCAAGTTAGGAATAAAACCAAAGGTCTTTCCGTTCATCTCGAACTTTGTCGTTAGCGATGGCAACTGCTTAAACAATCCACCTATTATCTGCGTTGCATCTTCGACATCTTTCTGCCTCATCTGCCCGACTATATTCATGTCAATCCCACAAAATATCTGTATCATCTTGTGGTTTAAGAAATCGCTTTCCTCATTCTCGCCTACAATCTTCAGGAACTTCTGATATTGATGTAGCTTAATTTCGCTTAAATCGGTTGGGATTGAAATCTTTACCTTCATAATGTATAAACAATTTTGTTAATATTCTGTCTTAATAAATATGGTAATTGCCTTGATTTGGATTATCTAAATGGTAAATGATGTTATACCTTATCGCATCAATTTGATGGCACCAGTCGTCAATGTATAGCTTGCTTGCTTTGTTTACGTAAACGTAATTGTTAAACTCCTTAGCGATATTCTTACTTTCTGGATCAACGATGATTTGAAAGTCTTGCATCCTAACAATTCCAGATTCAATTGTCCCCTTCTTAACCGCTATAACCAAGCCACCTCCGACTTTGTCCTTTAGCAATTTAGCAAGCACATGAGTTTTTAATCCTCGTTCATAGATAATTTCTTTAACGTAAATAATCTTTTTGGCTTTATCTATTGCTACCTCAGCCACCGCATCCGGATCAATTGAGAATCCAAAGTCCATTCCGAATGATGTTTGTAAACCATTAGGATTAAACGTGCCGAACTGCCAATTGGTAAAGACAACTCCTTCCGCTTTGTCTAACCATCCCCCAAGTATTGCGTGTTGGTATTTTTTAGGATTTGTTTCCTTAATCCTTTGTACCTCATCTAAAAATGATTGATCTAAATGCTCAATATTATCTTCGTAGGTCGTATGGATATAAGTAACGTTTCCCTTTACTCCGTTGAATCCGCCTTCGACTCCAGCTTGCTCAAAGAATCTTTTATAAATCCAATGCTCTTTTGTTGTCGGATTAAAAATGATAATAATTCTATTCTGAACTCCTTTTTGCCGAACCGACAAGTTTATCTTGTCAAATGTAGCCTCCTCCGTTAATTCCTCTGCCTCCTCAAGCACCCAATCAGTTACACCTTGCAATGACTTTAGATTTGCAGTTTGATCTCCTGACGATGTCTTTAAACCCCTAAAGATTATTTCGCTTCCTGATTGCTTATTTATTATATCGGTCTTTGTTACTTCAAATTTATCCTCCGATTCAAGTAGCTGAATCTTTTCTTGAAATTCAGGAATGATTGACAAGTGAGCCGATGTCATTGTCTGCCGAGTGAACAGAATCTTGTGGCCCTTCTCGAATGAAAGTAAACTTGTGAATGTTCCAACCCCAAATGACTTTGAGCTTCCCCGACCTCCCGAAATTATAAAGTATCGAGTATCATTAAATAATGCTTTCCATTTATTGTTTAGGAGAATCATCCTTGAATTTTACCAAATCACTTAGGTTAAAATCTTTTACTTCGTGCGTATTATTACTTTCAACGTGCGTCATTGCCAACTGCTTTAATTCATCTGGCGAAGCAATCAGCTTCATTAATCCCATCTGTAACGTTGGATTCTCTGACTTATACCACTTTGAACGCATAGAAACCTTGATTTCGGTTTTTACTTTTGTCAACGCATCTTTTATGGTGTCTAATTTTTCCAATTCAAGATTGTAAAACGTTGCTCTTGAGCATGGAAGGTATGCGATGACATCATCAATAAAGAATAGTTTATTCTTTTCGATTGCCTCCAATGCTTTCTTTTCTAATTCCTTTGGATTATATGCCATACGGTTGTCCGTTTCTTTTAATTACTAATGTTGAATCTAATTTTCGCATTCGGTCAACAATTACTTGACAATACTTTGGGTCAAGTTCCATTCCGTAGCATTTCTGTTCAAGTTGATGCGATGCTAACATCGTAGTTCCAGAACCTAAGAATAAATCTAAAATTAAATTTGACTTTTTAGCTATTTCATTTATAATTTGAACTATTAAAGTTATTGGCTTTGGTGTTGGATGATTTCCTTGTTCTTTCCTATTATTTTCTCCACCAACATTGTTTACTGAAAAAACTTTTTGCTCGTGTCTTGTTTTATCATTATGATAACAATACATAGTTTCAAAATGACCTGCTTGCCAACCATTTGTTTTGTGCCATATATGTTTTGATGTTACTTGTTCTAAAAATGGCGGAAACTCTAAATTATCCCAAAACCATATCATTAAATTATCACAAAATAATCTTGAATTATCAAATGCACCATCTATATTTTTTATCATATCGTGCATTATTTCGCTATTATTTGGGAATGGCGGGTCGGTAAATACCATGTCTGCCTTTTTGTCCATTCATCAACTTAGC